AATCCCTTTACCATTTTACTTTATCCGCCCAGTAAGCAGCAGACATCTTGCCCTTACTAATGTTCTTCGCATGTCTAGCCTTGAAGCTTTCTCTGCGCTTTCGATAGGACTCAGACTCACCAGCCTTCTTAGGTGAACCAGAGACACCCTTCTGTCCAAACCGAATAAGCTTAATCTCACTACCAACCTTAGCTAGTACAGCGTGGGACTTACCAGCATTCGGTGTCTTCTTAGGCTTGTTATATCCAGCGAACTTCTCGCCTCTATACTCAATAGCCATTAGACCCTCCGTGCTTTCTTCTTAGCAGGAGCCTTCTTCTTTGCTGGGCGCTTACCCATATCCTTACCGATAGTCTCGACACCAGAGATCTTCTTCTTCTCCTTCATGCCGTAAAAGACATCCTCTGCCTTGTCACCATACTGCTTCTTAAGCGCAGCCATGATCTTCTTACCTTTACTGTTTAGTGGCATTACTGCCTCCTCTATACTTTTGAAATAATGTAATAGGATTCTTATAATAAAAACCCTGCCATGTAGACTTCAAAGACGGAAGGTATTCAGTTACATTATTCTTTAGGTCTGTACCGAGATCTCTTCCCCATTTCTTTTTATAATCATACTGTGCAAGAATCCATGCAGCTTTATCCTGACTGTCTGGACTAAAATCTTTTAACTCTGGATTATTCTTTACGAGACCTCTCCAAGTTTTATTCACGATTTGATATCTACCAGCAGCAGTACTAGGACCATGGGAAGTCCTGAGACCTATGACGTTAGGATGCTGGGCATAGTCATAGAAGTAAGCTGGTGCCCCTGCCTTACCCAGTCCAACAATCATGTTGTAACCTTTAGAAGAGTTTGTACCCTCAGCTTCTGAGATTGTATTTAAGAATGCTGCTATCTCAGGAGTAATCCACTTACCAACAGGTGCTGTTGTAGGCACATCATCCATCATCCCAGTATAGGACATACCCATTGAACTTGATTCTGCTGGGGTTGTTTTTGTACTAGCTGGAATCGAAGGAGATACATTAGAAGTAGCAGCATCAACTGTTTCTTCTAGAGTTTCACGCTTATCAAAGTTAGACAGGAGAAAAGAAAAGGCTTTACCGATATTCTCTATTGCACCAGAGACATCTGTATAGCCTGAGTCCTGCTGTGTTGGTGTTACCTGAGATCCTGTATCAGTAACCTCAGGTTTAAAGAGAGGTTCATCAGCCATTATCTAAGCCCAACACTATTAACTTGATTAAGGATATACTCTCTAACCTTCTCACCATGATCCTGAGGAAGACGGAAGCTATTCCGATAGATCAACTGGATGTTCTTAATCTTCTCAACCATGTTCTCTGGCTGACCAGAACCAGCAGCGGGCACACCAGAAAAACCTGTCTTAGCCCACCTTGTGAAGATGCTAAACGTATCCGTATTCTCAGGGAGTTTAGTAGAGATTCCTCTACCCATAACAAAGCTATTCTTTTGCTTTGCAATCTTGATATACTGGTCATCCTCAAACTCAGGCTTAATCTTAAAGGTAAGATTGTTTCCTTCAACCTCTAAAGTAAACGGACTGTTTTCAGGAACACCTTGAATCTGACCGATATAAAGTTTATTAAAAGCTTCAACCTGTTTTCTTGATTCAAACTGAGCATAGACACTCGCTTGTTTTGCAAGGCTAGACCCAATCGTAGGATCACTCTTCATCATATCTTCAATGAAAGTAAACGCCTTATCACCAAAGATAAGATTAATGTTCTTTGTATTACCATCTGTTTCTAGCTGTGTCGTAACTGCCTGAATAGCATAAGCATTAGCTAGAGCAACAGCCTGAATATCGCCGGGGATAGTCTTACCAATTGTACCCTTCTTGTACAATTCAAGGTATCCCTTTGTCTTGTTCATGACATCTACCTTAGTCGCTTCTGTAGAACCTTCTACAAACTGCTTTGTCTCAGGATTAAACATATCCAAGACAGCAGCCTTATCATTAGAAGATAGATTAGAAGGAGAGTAATCTTCTGGAAGCATACTCGGAGATGAATTAACATTTTGCCAAGGAAGCGTAGGTACCATCTCTACATTAGGAGTATAGATAGCATTCCTTGTATCTTCTCTTAGCTTACCTACTTCATCAACAGAAAGAATACCATTCTGAATGTACAACTGCATTGTGTTAGGCGCTGTAACAGCAAGAGAGGCAGCACCCGGAGGCATCTTAGTAACCATTGTAGCAAGACTACGATCATTTATCTGATCTATATACTTCTTATCTAGAGTACTAACTGCTTCAATAGCAGCCTTATTATAATAAAGAGATGGGTTAGCCTGCTTCATAAGATCATCAATCTCTGAGTCTGTCTTGACGATACCACTCTGAAGAAGCTTCTGCTTAAGGACAGCCTTTCTATTAGCCTCTTCAGCCTGAAGAATACCAAAAGCATTCGTAAGCATAGCAGGAGTATCAGCAGTACCCTCTCTAGCAAGAGCGATTGTTCTTTCCATACCACTCTTAGATTGAAGAATCTGACTTGTCGTATCGTCATACTGTTCCTTAAAACCAGTCACGATAACAGCAAGAAGATCATCCTTAGTAGCTTGCTTCATCTCTACATCAATCTTCATCTTATCTACTTTAGAAGTATAAGCATTGTATTCCATAGCATCTGCGTATAGAGCAGACTTCATACCAATAGAATTAACATTACCACCTTCATCAGTATATTGATTAAGTCTAACTTGAGTCTTCAGCTTACCTTCATTCGTCTTCTGAAATGCCTCAATGGACATATTAACAGTCTTCTCGTAGGCATTCTCTTCAACACCAAGACCAGCAAGCGTCTCTTCAAATGTCTTAAGTTTACCAGCAAGGTTTGGATTGTTCTTTAGAAAATTAATCTTAGTTGTTCTGATAAAGACATCAGCAGCGGCATCTCCCTTCTGCGATCTAATCTCATCAGCTACGGAATAAGCGTCTGTCAATGGTTTAAATTCAAGACTCTCTCTTTCAGCAGCAGATAGTTCAGGCTTCTCAGGGATTAGAGTCGATAGGATCTTACCGATATCACCAATACCAGAGTAGTCCTTGACAGGAGGAGAGAAAGCACTAACAGAAGACCCTCCAGTTGTATTAATTTCAGGGGTAAAAAGAGCCATTATTCCATTTCCTCTATGTTTTTAATAGCTGCATTAAGTTGCTTTGCAGCCTCATCACCCATAATTCTAAGGTTATACTCTACCATTCTTTGAGTAGAGTTATCTTCTCTAAGTTGTGACCAGATCTTTTTCTTATCTCTTGGGTCAAGAGGAAGAAGCAAAACTTCAATCTGCTTTCTAAGATTAACAAACTCTTCTGTAGTCTCAGCCTCAGCAGAAGCTTTATGCAGTCGCTCAACTTCTCTTGTTATCTTTTTTGTGTATTCATTAGCCTTCTTATTCAGTTCCATTACATCATAAGAAAGGATTACATCTTGAAGAGGGACACCAAGAAGACTTGCAATACCAGTAGAAGATGGATACTTATTCGGGAACTTATCCCCGTTCTTTCTAGTATACTCGTTATACATAAAAAGATAATAAGATCTAAGACCAACGTCTGCTGTTCTTATTGTCTTCCTAAGAGTTGTTTCAAAGTCATCTGCAAGAAGACCAGTCTCAAGCTTACCTGTATTAGCCAGAATATAAAGACTATTATACCCCGATTCAAATAGATTAGAACCAGCATCAAACCAGTTCTTATAGATGTTACCAGAAGGGCCACCGATTACTTCAGTAAACTTACCTTCAGTAACATTAGCAAAGATATCAAGGATAGCTACTGGAGCAGCCAGTCTATCCGTCATTGCTGTATACTCACCAATAGTATTAGAAAGTATATAGTCAAGTGTACCCCATCTTGCAAGAGTATAAATGTCTCTATCTACTGGTGTTGTATTTACATCTGATGTAGCAGAAGAGTACATCGAATAACCAATAGCAGTAGGCAGGGTACCTGATGCACCGAATAGAGCAAGCTGCTGACCTGTAAAGTAAAGCCTCTCACCGGGGTTTAGTCTACCAATAAGCATATCTTCTGTAAGCCTAATAGGCTGAGACATATACTGCAATGCCAAAGAAGGAATACCCTTCTGCCATCTAGCAGCAGAAGCAGTAGACATAGAACCAGAAAGATCCTCGATACGATAAGACATAAATCTTTCGAACTCTGTCTTACCTACACCCTTCGTAATATCCAAGTTAGCATTCTTAGGTACACGCCTGAACTCTCTATACGCAATGCTAGATGAGACAAGATGGTTAAAGATATTGCCTTCTCTAAAAGCAAAAGCAGAGATATTCGCAGCAGTCTGTATATAATTACCAGCCTTGCTAATGTTTACAGTAGCAGGAGAACCAAGGGCAATATTGTCATGGATCTGCAACCAACCTGAGTTTCTAAGGTAGGTTACAAGCTCAGTAAATTCCCTTTCATCTGCAACAAGATTGGCTGCAAGAGATCTTTTAAAGCTTTCCTTTATAGCCGTCTCTGTAGGATTAATAAGTGCCCCACGCAAGGCTTTATAAAGAGAGACAGCCCTAGTAGCTTCAATGGGATTTGTCCTAGTCATAGCGTTAAGAACACCAGAAGCCTGCATGACCATGCTGTCTGGGTTAAGAACACCGAAGTTAGGATGGAATGTAAGACCTCTGATAAAAGCAATCGGATCTCTACTGCTGATATCTCGCGTAGAGTACTCCGTCATAGCTTTAATAATCTTGTTGTTCTTAATGAAAGAAGGAACCTTATCATTAACGGTAAGGTTAATCATAAAGTTACCAGCTTTATTAAGAAGAGCATCATAGATCTGAACAGAAGCTTCTCTATCTACTGCAAGTCTTTCCTTGATAAGAGCCTGCTCAACAGCAAACTTCCTACCAGCAGGAGTACTCGTATCAATAACAGTGTTAATAAGGCGATCCATTAGGTTCCTGTTTCTAGAAGTAGGACCACTGATAATAACACCAGCCTCTTCAGCACCCTTTAGGAAGCCTTCAACGGCAAGCTTCTCATAGTTCCTTCTACCAAGATAGTAGTTAGCAGAAGCCCACTTTCTAGGAAGGGTTTCAAGAACAGTCATATTCTTAAAGAGAGAACCATTACCATAGCCGTAAGAGATCCTATCTCTGTTACCATGGGCAGGGTTCAGGTTCTTAAAGACTGCATCTTCATAGGAGGTATCACCCTCAACAGACTTAGAATCAAGCGGCATCTTCCTTCTGACAACTTCAGTAGGGACATCGCTAGAAAGACCATGACTTGCCATCCAGTCAGCAAAGGCTTGCTTACCAGTCTTAGTCTTACTGGCGCTAACAAAAGAAGGATCAAAGCCGTTGTACTTCTTGACAAGCTCTTCAAAGGCTTCATTAGTTACAGCAGGATTAATAGAAGCCTGACGAAGAATCTCAATCTCCTGCAAAGCCTTCTTAGCTTCTTCTTCTGTCTTAGCAAGTAGAGCGGTAATCGGTCTAGCTAGTCTAGCTTCACCAGAGATATCCTTAATAATCTTCTTCTGTGCAACAATGAAGTTAAAGTCATCAATGATACGAGGACCACCGGGAGTAAAGCCATAGACATCCTCAGCTTCAACAGGTCTACTCTTTTCAATAGAGCCTACGATATACTTTGAATACCCACTATCCGTACTAAAACCAGACTCATCAAAGATCTCATAGACAGGTCTATTCCTAATCTCAGAAGCCTTAATAGCTTTTCCAAGATCATTATCATAGACCATGTTAGGGGTCTTCTCTGTCCTAAAGATAACAAGATTCTTCCCATCTCTAAAGGTAGCATGAAAACCATTCTGCTTCTGAACTTCCTTTAGAGGTCTTTCAGCTTCAATACGGTTAACCGTCTGCATGAACTTAACAAGATCTTCGTAAGCCTCAACAATCTTAGGAGTTACAGATCTACCCTTTGTCATCTCAGAGAACTTCAGAGCAAACTCAGTCTCATCATAGAAAGTATTACGACTAAATGAATCTTCATCTCTAAGGAATGTAAGAACCTTATCAATACCATCTCTGTCTTCCTTAGGAAGCTTAAGGAAACTACGCTTCAGAATATCTGCATACTGAGAGAGGATAGCAGCAGACTTCTTAGCACCCATAATGTAGGAGCTTTGAAGGAACTTTGTTGTGGTATGCTTACCAGAGAATAGTACTGTATCCCACCAAGAGCTACCAGTAAAGTTTCTCAAGGCTTCCTGATTATAATAGAAATCTCTTACTCCAGATCCAACCTTAGTAGCTGGGGCCGAGTCTGCTATAGATACAGAGCTTCTGTACTTAATGTAGAATCCGTTATTCGTTTCTACAACTTCGCCTTCACCAAAGTTCTTAACAATCTTTTCTGCATCTTCTCTGTTCTTAAAGAGGGTACCATCAGACTTTACAAAGAGAGCAGAGACATACCTTGAATTGAAGAGTCCTTCCTCAACGGTATAAGCAGACTCACCACCAGTTGCAAAACGAATAGGTTCTTCTGTAATAACCTTCGTTGTTGTTTCTTCTGTCGGTACTTCCCTAGACTTCTTTAACTGAACAGCTTCTTCAAAAGAGTTAACAAGCTTGGCACCAGCCTTGCTAATAATCTTTTCTGTCTTCATACGATTGATAAACGGGAATGCTTCCTCCCGAGTAGTCAGGCCAAGGCTCTTAGACATCTCAGTAACAGAGAAGTTTTTATTTTCTGGATAATCTAGGATAAACTTAATAGCCTTATTGTAAAGACTATCGTTGTACGCAGCTTCAGGGATACTCTTCCTTGCCTTAACAGGCGCTCCCTTAACAACTGTCTCAATCTTTTTAGGTACAGCCTTAACAATATCATCTGCTGTAACATTAGCTATAGCAGTATCAGTAATCTTTGAGTACTGAGCAAGCTTTTCTTTTACAACCTTCTGGATTTCTTCTGCCGCAGCGATGTCATCACCAGCATACCTTGCAGAGATATCCTCAATGAAACTCTTTTTCTGCTGTAGGCCAGCACCAATATCCTTTGTTCTTTCGTAAACATCCGCTGGCTTTGCCGTAACGTCAATAGCACTATCATCACTAGTCTTAATCATACGGTTGATATCATAGTCAGCATGATCAGAGACTCTAGCTGTAGTCTCAGGTGTATTAATAGCCACAGTAGCAGCTCTGTTACCGCCATCTGTACCGTTTACAGCCGCTGCCATATCCACATGGTCGATTGCTGTAGCTGCCTTCTTAGCCATAACAGCCTTACCTACAGCAGTAGCACTCTTCCAGACTGCTTCACCAGTCAATAGGTTAACAGCCGTATTAAAGACAGGATACTCTGCTTCGCCTCCAGAAAGGATAGAGATAAGTTCCTGATTCATAAGGATAGGATTACCACTACCAGTATACCCATAGTCCTTGGCATATGAAACTAGGTCATTAACAATCTTATCTACTTCCTCAAGACTCCTAGCCTCCTGCAAAAGCTTGTATGCATCAGCACCTCTAGCCTCTCGACCTACATTAAAACCAATAGTATTAAAGAAATCAAGGATTGCTCCTGATGTCATCTCACTGGTAATAGCTCCGACAAAAGAAGCAGCAGAACCTAACATAGTTTCATTAGGATAGGCATTAGCAAACCCCTTCCTAACCCTATCCATAACAACAGTCTGTTTCCAGAGAGGATCTTGGAACATATCCTCTTCTGTTAGATCTCTAGCAATATCAGCAGAGTCCTTACTATCTAGGACTGTCTTAGTATTATCGTTGAACTTATTCGTCTCTTCAACAAGCTTACGATAGTCAAGGTTTTCTTGAATGGCCTTATCAAGAATATTAATCGAAGGTACAGAGTAATCTGTAAAGAAGATATTCTCTGGTCCCTTACTGATGACATCCGCATAAGCAGCATCATAATCTTTCCCAGATCTAGCAGCATACCTTTCGGCTGTTTCTCGAATAACAGCATCAGACATAACTCCAGTCCGATCCAACTCTGCTTCAGTTGGAAAGTAATTACTAGCTGGCTTTACTTCTGGAGTATCATCAGACGGGAAAAAGTTAGGAAAAGCCATTAGATACCAAACCCTTTAAACTGGAAAGGAAGGGCAGAGCCAATGTTCATAGCTGCACTAGCAATACCAGACCACCTAGAAGCATCAGACTGAAGTCTAGAAGCCTTGTTAAGGAACTTCTGCTGGAGAAGTGCAGAAGACTGAGCCGTCTGCTGGAAGCCAAGACCAGAAAGTGTCTGACCCTGAAGACCAGAAAGACCAGTCATAAGAGAACTGCCTGCAAACTTACCCTGTCCACCACCAATCTGAGCGGCAATGTTAACAGTCTGGCCCCTAGCAATAGCAGCCTCTCTCAACATCTTCCGTCTTTCTCTAGCATCAGCCATCATCTGCATCTTCTGCTGCTCTTTCATGGCCTTAAGTTGAGCCTCAGCAGCCTGCTCTTGTGCTTTCATAGACTTCATTGTGGCACCAACGCCGATTACTGCACCAACAACTGCACCCATCCTATAGTTCCTTCCAGTATACTATTTCTTTTTCTCTGTACTTTAGTCTTTTATAGACTGTATCCAAACCCTTTGGGCTTAACCCAGTAAAAGTACTAATTGATAGGGTCTTAGCCCCTTTGTATTTACCCCAAGACTCGAATGCCCTTAGCATTTCTAATCCATACTGCCTGTACTCTTCGTCAACATAGATTGACATACAGTAAGCTATCTTCTTTGAATGGAAGTAATGTTCTGTAATAGACCCGAAGACATATCCAACTACATTACCTGAAATAACAAGAGAGATACAGGTATACTCTTCATTCTTGAGAGATAGTTTAAATAATGTCTCTATCTTTTCTTCTTCGTATTCTTCTTCAGGAAGAACTTTACTTACAGAATGTCTAGCTAGTTCTATAATATCTTTTAAATCTTCAGGTTTACAATACCTAATAACTGGTATTACTTGCATCGACAGTTTCCCAACCAATAAGGTTCAGGTCTTTACCTGTCTCGCTTTCGAAGCGCATACGCAAGACTCTACCCTTACCTCTTATCTTTGTTCTAGCTACAATTGTATCATAAGGATAAGTAAAAGTCAAATCGTTTATATCTACGGTTGGGTAATTCACCATACGGTATAGCTGGCTTGGGCTACTCCAGCGAGAACTATCAATAGAGAGATCCCACTTAACAGTAAGGATACAGCCAGAAGGATAATCTGCTACATACCCTGCACCAGCGGGAACAAAGTTCTCCTCTGTACGCCGCATATAACTTACGATGTACGGTACATTCTTCTTGAGCATAGCCGAACCGGAGAAGTCATAGGCTGTCTCAGCGTAAGAGGAGTAATTAGCAGAACCCCAGTCAAGGAAAGACCTATCAGTAAAGTTAGCAACAGTAAGATATCCATCAGCCGTCCTTACGAAAAACTTCGTATCAGAGTTAACAGTACTCGTAGACGAGATTGTCTCTACAACAGTATTAGAACTGGCATCGATTACCTGATCGGCACCAACAAGAATATTATAGGCTACCTCACTAGAGCCAAGACCAGACAGGAAGAATCCACCGTAGAGATACGGACTAGTTCCTGTTGTATTCGCTATTTCCCAAGGGAAGAAAGCCTGAAGGTTAAGATCATAGATAAGGATCTTAGTTTTCTTGTTAGCGATTGTCTCTGTCTCACTAGAGTACATCCAGATGATACGCTTACCCAGTCTATCGAAGACAGCAGTAGCATCCTTCTTATTGTCAGAAGAAATTGCATCGTAGAAAGAACGGATGTTATCAGACATACTTGTAACGTAGGGAGTAGATTCTTTAATGGATACGGTATAAATACCAGAGGTATCCCAGTAGACAGGAGAGTCTGCAACATTAATCAAGGTTCTCTTGCTAGAGATACCGAAGCTGGAGATCTTACTAACGTAGTATTCCGTAGCCTTAAAGACCTGATCGACACCACCGATAACCCATACACCGTTAGCAGCGAGGACATACAGGATAGAACCTGTCGTGAAGAGAGCTTGGATACTGGAAGCCTCAGGGATAATGATATACCCACCATCAGAGTCTACCAGACCGGGAGTATCTTCAGAGGTAGGATCTTCTTTCTGGTAACAGATACCGAAGTCCTTCTCACTCTCAAGGGTCTTTGAGTAAAATATCTTACCACCGTTCTTACTAGAATCAAGACCAGCATACCAGACTCTACCAGCATAGGGTGCAACAGAGTTAAACCGTGCTGTCTCAACAATCGTTGTAAGATTGTTAATGCTAGAAGCAGCAGATCTATTCTGATTAAAGAAGTCCAGAATGAAGTGACCATTCGGAGCAAGGGTATTACCATATTCAATCTTTAAGTACTGGTCGATATCCTGATCATTACTCGTATTCTTACCAGCCCACCAAGACTTGTTTCTAGGAGGGAAGTCTGCCCTTGTATTGTCCCAATAGTCAAAGGCATTACCAGACCTACCATTATTATCCGAGTACCATCCCTGATTAAAGAGATCGTAGAGATAGTTATTCGTAATAGCAGTCGGGGGAGTCTCAGGTGCTACTTCTTTAATAGCTAGACCAGTCGCTGCTGTACTAGAGAAGTTTGCACCAGCGAGAGTGTAAGTCATAGTCGTGCTAGTTGGAGCACCAGCAAGAGTAAAGGTACCGTTAAATTGGAAGATACTGGAATCAATCTCTACAGTATCACCAGCATTATAATAGTGTGGTGTATTAACTGTAACAGTAACAAGGTTGCTTGTTCTAGAGATAAAGGTAATATTCGAGGACATCCCAAGATATTCAAGATCTCTAACTTGGATCTTGATCTTAGAGACAGTAATGTTGTCATCGTTAGGGATGTACTCAACGTGGATAGGATCGATAGCTGGGGATACAATGATGAGATACCCAGTAACAGAAGCCGTATTAATGTAAGAGCTAGAGACAGAGTAGCTGTTATTAGCAGAGTAATTATTCAGATCAATGCTGAAAGACTTCTGACCAGCCGAGACAGTATCAAGAGACTTATCGTAGAAGTAGACCATGTTGTTATGCTGGACAACGAGGAACTCAGTACCACCGATACCGGATACGTTTGTCCAAGTCTCATTGTGGACAAGATCACCAGCGGCTACAGCAAAGGTACTGTTCTGATAGTTATCTTCGTAGGCAATGCCTCTTCTTCTGCGTCTGCTACCATCAATAAGAAGATCAAAGTTTAGTTCGTCTGAAGAAGTATTCTCAGGATAGGTCATTACAGAGGCTTCAGTATAAAGCCCCTTAATAAAAGTATTTACAGTTTTCTGACTATACTGCTGTGGTGCCACTCTTCTTTTCCTTTAACTTCGGAGGAGGAGCCTTTTCCTCACCGAACATTCTATCCCACTTAGCTTCCCTACTTTCAGGTGTATGAACCAACCAGTAGGATAAATCAGCTAGGGCTGTCTTTCTATTTGTGTAATAACCAGAGAGATGCTCAGGCATACTACCACTCTCGGACTTAATCTTAAACATACTATAGCCATCGGTAGGCTTATAAATAGTAAACATCGACTTTCTTTTAGAGGTAGTTACATTAAGAATTGTACCCTCTTTATTCTCTTCAGTTACGATAAGGTCAGTATGTACGTCTTCTACCATAGTCATTGAGTACCCTCTGTTCTCCAGTCTTCCAGCGATTGTTCTTCTGGAAGTATCTGTGCTTTCTAGCAAACTGTTCTGTTTTGATATCAGGGCCACCCTTAAACAAGGATTCAGCCCTAACCTTTACTTCAGCAAGGTAATAGGGAAAGATCGTATCATCCATGTCTGGGACAGCAGCGTCAGTCAGAGTGAATGTCGGAATCTTAATCCCTAGTACCATTGTCTTACTGCTTTGCAGAGTAATATCTACAGAGCTTTTATAGCTATCGAAGCAGAGATACCTGTCATCAAATGATGTGTAATAGTCAGGCATCTTACTGTTATCGATAGGGAGAGATATTCCTGATGTCGGATCTGTAACGATGATTATCTCGGATGAAGAGGTATCCCTCTTGACAATTCTCTGAATAAATTCATCCGGTAAAAGATAATCGATAAGCTTGTAGTCAAGTTGCCCAGCAGTCTCAGATACATTATATCTCAACTCCTTAATCTCAGTGATGCTATCAGCATCCATGAAGTTGGGACGAGCAGAGTTAGATAGACCAGTTACTGTCATCAACTCTGTATGTTCAGGAAGATCAACAGTAGTAATTACATCATAGTATACACTCCTACAGACATTAGCTATTTGGGTTGCTTCTACTGTATCGGAAATGCTGTTAACCTCATCGGAGTCCAAATCATTCAGGACATCCTGAACAATCTCCAAGAGTGTCATTTTAGCTGTAGCCATATGTTATCTAGCCTTATGTACACGGGCTGAGATTAGACCAATATTAATGATATTGGCAGTGCCGGGATCTGTTTGAAGATAGATTCTAGCACCATGAGACACCATATTAGATGTAACTGGGAATAATGCAGTTTCAGTAATAACCTGACCAGCACCCTTAATCAGGGATACCGTTGTTTCCCCAAGAAGTGTAGCATAGGTAGTACCATCAGAGGAGCCATAAAGAATAATATTAATAAATGAAGGAGTACCCGGATTAAGATTATAAATCTGAAATGTAGTAGTAATTGAATGAAGATCTCCCGCAGCAACAAACTGGAGAGTTTCAGTACTCAGGTTCATGAGACTCGAAGTCGTACCCGTAAGTGAAATCGGGATCTGAGATACCGTATCATCTGTCGTAAAGGGAAGGAGTACAGCAGAAGTACTAATAGATAGAGTTGTACCCCCTACGTATGTCGTATTAGTATATTTACCCCAGCCTGTACCGGGGAACCTATTAGCATTAGTCCATACACCAGAGCCACTACCATTAGAAAGGTATAGTTGGTTAGCTGAAGCCGTAGAGATACCCTTCGGTTCATGAAGGTTAGGATCTGTCAAACTACTGTGCTGCACGTTCGCCATTAGGTTATCCTATATTGATATTAAATCCAGACGAATCACTAATGGATATCTATAGTTCACCCCGGAGGACCATTAGTATTATTATATCGATTCTTTCCAAGATGTCAAGAGGGAACCCGGAGGCTCCCCCAAGAGTAGTGTTACACTTCGATGTACTCGACCACCAGTCTACCACGGCCAGACGATACAGTACCGCCAGTCGAAGTATAAACGTAGCCATTAGCAGCACCAATACCGACTGTACCGCCAGCCAGAGCACCATCGCACTTAACGACAGCAGTCGAGATAAGCGTAGCCTGTGCCACAGCAGCGTCGATACCATCAGCATCGATAACCGTGCCATCCTTCTGGGCCAGACCAATGGTCAGCGTACCCGAAGAACCACCCATCGCAGTAATCACAATGAGTGTAGCAGACTTAATGTACGCACCAGCGGGAATGAAAGCTTCATGCCCATCAGCCGCAGCCGTAATCGCAGTAGCAAAGTCAAAGTCCACAATAAGGTTCTTTACCGCACCCAGAGTAGAAACACCAGCACCAGTCTGGCCCGCCTCCGGGTTCTTAAAACGGATTTCAAGCCCGTCAGAGTTTGTCCAATCAGCCATATTAATATCCTCCTATTAAACCGAGGTGTTCGAAAGAACAGTAATAAGGTTTTCCGGGCGATAGAGCTTGACACCATAACGAGCGGTAGTCACAAACTCTGTACGCTGGAAGTCCTTATTATATTCAGTATCGACCTCAGGCATCTGTCTCCAAGCACCAATGAACGGAACAACCGAAGCATCAGCAGAGAAGAACAGGTTAGCCTTGAAGCCAGCGCAGTTCACAGTCTCAAGCGTTTCCGAAGAGATTGTAGCCAGACGCTGCGAGGTATAGACATCGAAGCCGTAGACGTTACGGACGAAGCGCATACCAGTTGCAATACCCGAAGAGACGATACCCTCGAACATCGGGTTGTTATTAATGCCGACAAGCTGAGTAGCCGTCTCAATGGTGTAAGCCACAGAGGGGTCCACAATAGCGACACGGTTATTAGCCGAGACATTCGCAAGATTCAGCGAGAGGTTAGCACGTGCGAAGTCAGCCACATTGATGACGTTGCTAGAACCAGTAGCGACATAACGATGCTTACCACCGTTAATCGTATTGGTATTAGCAGCCGTCTGCTGAGACTGAAGACCAAGGATGGCCTCCTCAACATGCTCCATGATAGCACGCTCCTGCTCAGGCACAAAGCGCGAGACAAGCTCGTTCATGTAGAACATATCCTGCTCAGCCTTCTTCGTCACGTATGTACCCGAAGAGAGGTACTCAGTGATCTGGAAGGTGAACTGACCAGTGTCGAGAGGACGGTACTTAACCGCTTCGTCTTCAGCGTAGTCATCAACGTACGCCTGACCAATCGACGGGATCTTAAACGTATCGCCGTCAGGGAACTCCTGAAGCCAGCGAACGTATGTCTGAGCCATAAGCTCATCACGCAGAATCTCCTTAAGCTCACGCGACCAAACTTCAGCGCGAGTAAGGAGAGAAACATTACCAGTTGTCATACCCGACATATCTGATTCTCCTTTATATTATGTTAAGAGTTGTAGAAACGATCCCCAAGTCTTTCACGATCCTGAAGCATAGTGTTCTGGATCTTAGGGGAATAGTACAAACTCCGGTTCTCCTTACGCAGCTTCTGATAGTATTCGAAGGTACGGTCCTGAGAATAAGAGTTGAAGTTCTCACTACGAATTGTTGACTGGGTAGTAACACCAGTGGAAGTACTAGTCTTCTCACCCATCTTCTTAACTCCAATCAACTGAAAGAATGCTGTAGGGGATTCGGCTGCAATTTCCTTAAGCCTGTCTAGAGACATATTAAGCTCCAGACTCTTAGCCTTCAGGACATCCGCAGTCTTATCACCGTACTGCTTCTGCATCTCTTCTCCAACTACGGAGATATTCTGAGAGGCAGTCTTACTCTTTTCCTTCGCAGTAATCACTTTTTCTACAAGGGCTTCAAAGTCACTCGCGCTCTGAGTGGTGTTCTCAGTATTAGAGGAACTGGTTGTTACCGGAGTAGGCTGTTCTGCACCAGTCTCAGAACCCTTGCTCATCTGTTCAAGGAGGTTCTTAGCATAGTCCTGCTTTGCAAGTTCTGCCCGAAGTTCGTCAAGCGTCTTAGTGATTTCACTAATGTGCTTATCGGCTTCAAGCTTCCCCTTAGCAAGGGCTTCGATATCCCTAAACTTCTTGCCATCTCCTACCAAATGATCTACAAAAGACTCTTTTGTCTGGGTCTGCTGCGTATCAGTTGTCGTACTATCCGTGGTCGCGGAACTAAAAATGTCACTCATTTGTTATTTTACCTCTTGGTCTAGGTGTAAGATATTAATAATTTCTGTTAAAGCCCTGTTGTAACCATTGCGGTCTGCTTGCTTGTAAGCCCAACTAGGACTATCGTAATCATTAGCGATTACAATCTCTTTAATCTTGCTGTTGACAATCTGCTCAAGCTTATCTAGAACATTCTTAGCAGACTTGACTTCCTTCTTAAAACCTTCCTGTTCGTCTTTAGGAAGGTCCATAAACCAGATAGTCTTCATTAAATTCCTTCATCCATAGCGATTGCATTCTCTTCGTCAGCGATAAGCTGAACTTCCTGTGCAACCTTCTGAGTTTCATAATTCTCATAGATAGAGATGTTAGAAGCAAAGAGACTCTTCTCACCAAGCTCCTCAGCCATGATCCTAGCGAACTCCTTGCCGCTAAGATGGGCAGCAACAGACGGATCAGAAGTCTTAAGCTGCCAAAGCTGGGAAAGGTTCTGTACTCTCTGTGCTCTCTCAGCAAAGTGCCTAGCACCCATCGGAATGATCTTACCGTTTGCTGTAATATCTTCCTTTGTAATTGTCTGGAAGATCGAGACAGAAAGTTCATCATCCATGACACGGATAACATCAGAGGCATCCATGTTTCTTCTGCTGGCCTCAAGCATAGCATTCAGAATAGGCTCTACGAAGATACGTTCGAAGTGCTGTGTCTTATTCTGGAAGATACGCGAGGCTGCATTCTGGAGGGAACTAATCTCGAATGCTGTCTTCTCACCCGGAGTTCTGATACCCATAGCTTCTCTTGGCGCACCAGCAAGTTGCTCCATCTTGTTCTCAATGACAGCAATCTGGTTATCTGCATTCAGTGCAGTCGGATCAGGAGCAAGATAACCGACATCACCTTCATCTCCAAGATAGATTCTTGTTCCCGGCTGGAAGTCGAAGTCTTCAACGTCACCCTTAATCTTTAGGACAGGGAAAGCAATCTGGTCGAAGACATCCGCACGGAGGTTCTCAAGGTGATCCATTCTGTACTGGAGACCGACAAGGTTGTCTAGCGGTCCCATAGCGTACAGGTTATCAGGACGCTCTCTCCAGCCAACGTGGAAGATAGGAGACCTACCCAGCCAAGAAGGATTAGGCTTATCAGAGAGAACATAGGATCTATCGACAACCTTAATGATTCTATTCTTAAGCAGGGTATCCGTAAGCTTATCGTAGATATCCCCGTAGAATGTCAGGATCTCAACATAGTCGGAGTTATAATACTCTCGGATAGAACCAAAGCCATCTACGACAAAGCCATCGTTCTTATGGAGATCAGAATCAGAGTAACCCTGAATGGCATTTCTTGTGCCAATCATTCTATCAAAGACCTTCTTCATGTAGTCTTTATTAGGGTCTTCCTCAATCATCTTCCTAGCTTCACCCATCGAAAGAAGAGAGCGAATGATCTTTGGTGTAGCCTTGAAATCAGAGGCAACAGGGTTAAAAACAAGATCATACGGCGAGATTCTGATTACTCTAGGACCAATGTACCCCGGAATAATCTCATTGTTCTCAAGCTCTGTATAATTAGCTTCCCAGTCTACCGTAGCAAAACAATTACCATAGTCGATGTAATCGAGGACCAGCTTGGACATAACTACTTCAAAGTCAGACTGCTGAACCTTGTTTTCCATATAGGCTTGGATAGTCTCACGCTTGATCTTAGCATTACTCGTCTTATCCGAAGCCATCCACTTCATCCACTTATTCTGTGGAAACAAAGTAGCCATATAGTTAGCGTGGAGGTTATCTCTAATCTGTGTCAGCTTAGGAACTGTCGTACTATTCTTCCAAGGAAGAGAACTATTGCTAGTCGATCTTGTATCCGTAGCAAAGAGATAGTTACGAAGTTCCTTCCACTCCTCAAGCTTACCAGTACGCTGCTGGTTCCAAAGACGCCACTTATCAGAGATCTCCGTAGCGATGCTGTCGGGGCTGATAATCAGCTTCATGTCTAGAGTTGTACCAACCATTAGTGAGAAACCCCGCCAAATCTTTCAGAATAAATTATGTTATTATTCGATGGTCTCTTGTGCATATTAGAAGACGGCCTAACAGCAATCTCAATACAGGAAGCAAGAGCATCTTTAATGTCATCGTGAGGTGGGTTATTACTAATCAACTCCTCTTCCAGAAGCTGACAGTTACCACCCTTGTAATGGTATATACTCAGGTTATCGTACCTTGGTTCAAGGACAGCAGCCATTCGCTCTTCCTTAGAACCAGAGTGCCTCGTAGGTTTATGCTCTTCGATCTTAAGCATAAGCCCATGAGGACGAATATAACTATCCTTTAACTCTTGGACAATCGCAGCCTGAGCCGCTGTTACTTCTGCCCGAAGCTTCTTGAAATCCCACCGATTAAGGAGTTCAAGAATGTGACTGAAGTACTCAGAAATCTTATCTGTTCTGAATCGGTCAATATCCAGAACATAAACATTATTCTCAAAGTCTACGCCAATAACAACAATTGCGGTATAGTCTGCCCTTCGTCTAAGGCTGTACGCAAAGTCTACTGCCGCGAAAACATTTAACTTACGATCCCTATAATACCATGAACCATGTGTGTTTGTCAAGTGTTCTTTTTGGAAGTACTGGAATTTATCGTAATCAATCGGTCGGTTATCAGGATCGTTAGGGTCGTTATAGTACTGAGATCTAAACTGGGTCTTATCTAAGTACTGCGCCCTCTTCTTGGCTAGGATCTGGATATCAAAGCCAAATGCCTTACCATCATGCCTTATCTGACGGGGCCAGAGGAACTCACCAGTACCATCCCCAGCATTTTCTACAGCCCTTTCGAAGGTTTCATAGATCGGTTCTGCTGCTATGATTTCTGCGGAACTATTGTAGATGTCCTCCTCCATACTGAGGAGTTCTGAATACAAATCCTTGGGGTGGTACCGGGTACCCACCACCCATTCTCTAGCATTAGCGCCCTCAATAGAAGACAGAAGAGAATACTGTGACTTAACTTTGTCTCTACCTTCTTGGGTATACGCATTTTCGTAGACTACAACGTCATCAAGGACAGCAATATCACAGTGCAAACCAGTAAGCGAAGTCGTTAGACCACCCGTAAAGATGCTAGGATCACGAACTGACTCAGCCTTTCTCTTAGGATGGTCAAGACTGATCTCAGTCATAGTCCACTTCTCTCTTTTACCCTCGTCATAGTGGACATAATCAGGCCAATACCGACGATGAATGTCCGAAGTAAAGATAGACTTAATAAAAGATAGCTGCTTCTGGGCTAGATTAGATGTAGCAGAGATATATAGAACTCTCAGAGTAGGATCTCGGGTTAATTCCCAAGCTACACGGTAGGCTACTAGGGCAGACTTACCGTGATCTCTAGGAAGAAGAGTAAGCTGGTGTGTCTTAGACTCCTCACGGTTCCACCAACGGCAGAGTTCTTCGTGGACGGAGCCTAGAACACGCTGGGGAGCAACAAGTCTAATAAAAGTAATTAGATCCTGTTCAGCAGCCTCTCTGATGTCATCAAGACTAGCCATGCTACTGTAGCTTCAACCCAATTCTTTCAGCATCATCCTTGAAAGTCTTACTCGTCTCGACTTCCTTACGGAGTTCAGCGTTGATTTCTTCCTTACTGGGTCTACCGCGCTTACCGCCTTTATCTAGGTACTCGTTATCAGCGAGGTACTTCATAGCTTGGAAGGAAAGCTTCTCATCCTCAGTAGCAGCCTTAATAATAGAGCGCATAGCCCTAGCCTTTAGCTTAAGGTTAAGTTCCTTCCGCCACTGGTCTACGTGCTTCCTAATGATAGGAGACTCTAGGACTCTCTCCCAGTGCTTAAACGAACCAAGGGTAGTCATAGCAAAGTCGTACTCGGTTACATCCTCCATCTGGATATAAACCTTCTTCATGCTTTTATACAGAGTACCATCAGCACGATGATCGTCTTCTTTCAATGTCCAAGATGTCCCGAAGATTGGTCTTTCATCTGGGAGTGTAGTCTCGTAGAACAGTCCTTTGGTCTGGAATGCAGCCATACTATTTACATCTCTTTCTGAAATGATCCCACTCACCACCCTGACGAACACACTTTTGGTAAGCCTTCTCTTCTTCAGGGGTCATTCGTTTACTTATGTACTTCATAGCAAATGGGATAAAAGCAATTAATATTCTAGTTCCAAATTCAATCCAAAAGGCAGGACGCTGTGCAGCAAGATATCCCCCAGCAAACATACCGATGAGGACAAGACTTATTGCAAATATCTCCTGCCAAGACATTAAGCAGTCTTATTAGGGATAGCCCAGACAAGGATAGGGGTCAGAAGGCTAACGACTGTAGCGACTGTCTCCTGACTAATCGTACCCAGATTGATACCGAAGAAGAAGTTAAGCAGGAAGATTCCCGACATAATCAGAGCAACAAGAGCCTTATCCATTGATGTAAACATTATAATCTCCTAAGTTAAACTTATGTAATTACGGATACTTGTTTCTAGGTAGCTCGAAGTGAGGACCGTCTTTAAAAGATTTCCAGTCGCCACCCCAAGTAATAGGAATGTTTTCCAGCTTGGCTGCTTCCTTTACTATGGTAGCCAGTTTGGCATACAAAGGCCAGTCCCATTTAATCTTACCGTTTAGTGTAACAGCAAAGTCTACAGCCTTACTGTAACCGTCTTTACCGGGGATATGTCTAGAGTTCAGGGTTGTTGTAGCACCAGCCTTAAGCAACTTCTTCTGTTCTTCTAGAGTTCTAGGACCACAGGTAATAACAAACCCAAAGGACTTGTCCTTGATAAGACGGGCAGTACGACGAACTACCTTAATAAGATCCGGGTGGACTCTTTTAAGCTTTGCTTCAGACGAAGAGTTAATAACCATTCTTACGGTGTTCTCCAATGAATATGGGATGCTACCCACTGAAAAGCATACGGGATAGCCATACCAATAATAACGATAACACCACCGATATACGCAATCTTTTCTTTTATAGCTGTCTGGAACAACTGAAGTTCTTCTACTTCCTCTTTCAATTCAGCAATATCTTTTACACACTGCTCAGACTGAGGCAGACTTTTAATACCATCTTTCATGTATTCTTGATTAGCTTCAATTCTAGCCAACCTCTCCGCTACCTCAATCTGCCACTGTTCCATTAAGATATTCTCAAGAACAATGAAGCAAAGGCATCGTTATTCGTAGCAGAAGTATTGCAAGCACCCATAAGCCTCCAAGTGCCAGCAGGAGATACGCTACCGGGAGCGCCACCAGAAGCACTTGCGTAATATAGACTAGAACCAGCATGGGTGGTACCCGGACTTGCCGCTGTTGACGAAATGAACCTCAATAAAGCATACGTACCGACAGCGCCAACACTGGCAGCGGCAGTTGCATTTAATGTTTGTGCAGTACTAATAGTCGTAACAGTATCTGCTAAACGACAAACATCAACTCGCACACCATAAGTATTTACTCCATTCCAACCCATTAAAGTTGGATATGAGCCTGTCCACGCAATATCAGCGGTTGTATTGTTTACAGCACCTCCGCTTGGGGATGTACCATTCGAAGCATCAAAGATAACATGGTTATTGCCGTAATTCTTCCATGAGAGAAGCCCGACAACATTAGCAATTGTACCAAGAGTATCCCAAGTATTTTGTAGTGCTTGTCTAAGGAAGTTACCTGTTACAAAACCAGTAGTAGCAAGCTGTGTCGTATTAGTACCAGCAGCGGCAGTTGGTGCAGTAGGAGTACCAGTCAGCGCAGGAGAAGCAAGTTTTGCATAACCCTGTCCTACGACATAAGCAGTAGTAGCAAGCTGGGTTGTATTCGTATCAACCGCTGCTGTAGGCCCAGTTGGAGTTCCTGTAAATATTGGAGACAGAAGAGTTGCAAGAGCTTTACCTTCAACAGCTATGACACCAGCAGATAGACGGCTTAGAGTTGTATCGGAAACATTACCAACTTCAATATCACCTGTCGTAACAAGACTACCAGAAGAGTTAACAGAAACTCTTAGAGTACCACCAGTGCTAATGCCTACTGTATCCG